ACTTAATCCTCTTCCCATGTATCGGGATGAAGAACGCCACCAATATTGTTGGGAGCCAACAGGCGAATGGTTAGCTTTTTCTACAACACAAATTGCAAGTCAAAAGAGTCCAGAGGCTTTAGCAAACATTGAAAGATACAGGCACATCTGGCAGCCCAGAGGTGAAAAAGTGCATTGGTGTTTGCAGCAAAGAATGTTGGGTGAAAAAAATCCAGATGCAGGTGATTATGAAGAATGGGTTACACCACTTTTAGAAAATGAATATTGGTCTAACTTCGAGCCTTGGGCCGTTGAATATATGCTGGCAGATTTAGAAAAGTCAGTAGGCGGTCAATTTGACCTTTTGGGTTATGACCACACATTGCAAAAGCTAGTTTTAATTGATTTAAAAACTCAATCAAAGAAAAACGCCAGACCCTACTCAACAGATGCTCAATTAGGAAGTTACGTTGATGCACTTGCAAACCATCATGGGATTGTTGTTGATAGTTGTAAAACAGTTTGGGCAAGACCGGGGAAATGTGTTTTTGGAGAAGAGCAAGACCCTTTAACTTGTCGATTGAAATGGAAAGAAGCTTGGGAAACTTTTGAAGAGAAGGTGGAAGTTTTCTAATGGATAAGATTTTTATTCCTGTTCTTGGTATTCCAGCACCACAAGGAAGTAAGAGACATATAGGGCATGGAATTATGATTGAGAACAGCAAGAAAGTTAAACCTTGGAGGCAAGATGTCCGAGCTGCTGCCATAGATTATTATGAAGGATCAGTAATTGGTAGAGCTGTAGAAATAGAAATTGTGTTTTTATTTGCTAGACCAAAGAGTCATTTTGGAACAGGAAAAAATGCAAACAAATTAAAACAAAAAGCACCTGAGTTTGTAACAAGTTCACAAACAGGAGACATAGATAAATTATGTCGATCAACTTTAGATGGATTATCAGCGAAAGCAGGAGGAACTGTTATTAAGGATGACAGTTTAGTGGTATCATTAAAGGCCATCAAAAGATATGCAAAGGAAGATGAACTATTGGGAGCAAACATTTTTATAACACCTTTTGCTTTATCTTATTGACAATAAGTATTTAGCTTATTAAGATTAAATAGTACACATCAACCACACATGGCACAGAAAAACAAGACTCTCTATGAGTCACTTCTAAACTTTCAAAAACAACTCCCTGATATTAAGAAAGACAAGACAGCAGGGATGGGTAAATTTCAATATAAATATTGCTCATTAGAAAATTTAATTTCATCAATTCAACCTGTTCTACATGCTAATGGTCTGATTCTTATTCAGCCTCAAGCCTATAACGATCATGGGCAAACTTTAATTGTTACCCGTTTAATTCATGTTGAGTCTGGAGAAGAAATAAAAAGCGAACTGCCTCTTTTCCTGCCTGAAAATATGGGTGCAAAACCTATGTTTGCATGGGGTGGAAGTCAAACATACTCAAGACGATATGCAATAAAAATGTTGCTTGGAATCGAACCGGATATGGATACTAACACTGAGCAAGATACAGAACTAGGTGATGTAAAAAAGCCTGAAAAGAAAACAGGCATTAGCAGAACACCAACTAGACCAGATTCACAAGTAAAAAAAACAGAAGTAAAGAACAATAAATTTATGACTCCAGCAGCCAGAGAAGAAATAGGTGGCAAGATTTCTGCCCTAAACGATTCAGACAAAGCGAGGGTGTTGAGTGCCTTTAAACAGGAGTTCAACATTTCAGCAGACCAAATTTCGCCACAACACATCACACTTGCTGCACATGGCGAATTTTTGCAGCAAGCTATTGAAAAATTAGCTTGAGCAAATGACACCAGAAGCAGCCGAACATGCTGCACAGCAAGTTCTTCATCAACTAAAAACACGCACTTTACAAAACAAAAAAAATGCCCAGAAACGACTTCGAGTTTCAACCTGCTCTTCCTTATCCAATTAAATGGTCTACAGGTGAAAACAGCTTTGACGAAGATGGTAAATTTCCACAGCAATTAGCTTTGGCAATTCCAGTTAAATCTATCCCTGCCTTTTGTGATTATCTAATGTCTTTAGGTGATACAAATGACAAAATCAAAACAGGTAAAGTTTGGGATTTTAGTAAGAAGGAAGAAGTAGAAGTTGACGTTGTTTGGATAAATGCAAAAGGTAAAGATGGAACTACCAGAAATGGAGCTTTTGGAAACATTAATCCACAAAAGACTGAAGCACAGCGTCAAGCTCAGGATGGGAGGAGATCTTCTTCTGAGGAAATACCTTTTTAAGTAAACGCTGCCAACAAGGGCTAGAATTTTGCAACTCCATCTGGACAATCTTGCCTTCTAGCTCTCCAATTCTTCCAAGACAGTTTTTTAATACTTCGTCTTTATACCAATTCTGTCGCCATAAAGAAGCACATAATTCGGCAGTCTCTTTGTGATCGTCAGAAACTAAAATAGCCCTCTCTTCAACTTCAAGTTTTAACTCTTGTTCCATAGAGGGTTGAACTATTAACCAATCTACTAATTTATTCATGACCCCCTCCTATAAAACCGAATGGCTGAAAGAAGATAGACAAAGGGTGAAAGATATGGATCGCTGGTATAAATTGGACAACCGAGAAAATAAAAAGCATAAACTTCACGGCCTTTATACAGGTTTATATGCGATCAGCAAAAGACTTGAACTAGAGGACAGAATGGCTAAAGCTTATGAAGCTAATAAAAAAAGAATCCCACTATAGGTAAGACAGGATTTAAACATGCCTCTCTGTTAGTAGATCTAATGCAGAACTATTTAAAAGTTAGCTAATTTTTTTTGTTTTACCAGTTCCTTTTTTCTTGAGGTTGATTAGACTTTTTTTGTAATTTACTCATCATGCAAGTAAGTTATTAAACTTCAAGGTGGGACTTAATGTTAGTCAGAACCCCTTAACGGTTAGAGGCGTTAGGGGGTTTTGCTTTTTCCCAGTGCCTAATCAAAAGCTCTAGCTCTTTAATTCTGGCTTTAGCTAACGTGATTTTTTCTTCCATTTGTATTGATTTCTTTTATTTGTTTTGATCGTAGCAATCTCTTTCTTAAATGAAAAAAATTCTTGATTTTTTCGGCTCTGGTTTTGTTTATCGTTCTCCATCAAAAATGGAAGGTTTTGCTTGGGGTTTGAGAGCTATGCCTAACTGGTGGCTTAGAGAATTAGCAGGAACAAAAAAGCCTTTAAATAAGACTAAGCTTATAAAATTAATAATTGACGATACACTTAAGTAGACTGTTGAAAAAATAGGAATCAGTGGCTCAGTCAAACGTTGAATTAAGAATTAATTCGAGCCAGGCAGTAAGGGCTTTAAAGGTAGTTGATGGGCAAGCAAAAAAATTTAATAAAACAGTTGAAAAATCAGGAGGAGCATTAAAACAAGGGCAAATTAATTTATTTGGATTTGGAAAAGGTGCAACAGCAGCAGGAGTAGCATCTGCTGCGGCTACTCCTGCCGTTGCTGGTTTAGGTGTTGCAGTTGCCACAGCATTAGGACCAATAGCAGCAATTGGTGGAGCAGTTGCTTTTTTTGGTGCAGCAGTAAAAACTCTTTCAGATCAAGACTTTGCAGAAGCTAAATTAAAAAGTTTAAAAGTTGATACAGAGGCATTAGTTCCAAGCTTAAAGGCAGTAAGCAAGGAGCTTAATTTTTCAGCTAGTACGACAGAATTAACAGCAGCAGCTTATGACGTTGCATCTGCTGGATTTACAGATGCAAGTGACGCCGCAAAGATTTTAAAAGTTTCTGTCATGGGTGCAAGAGGTGGTTTTAGTGATTTAGATACAGCCGCAAGTGCAACTGTAAAAGTAATTAACGCTTTTGGTGCTACTGCTGATGAGGCTGAAGAGTTAATGAATAAATTTGTCCAAACGCAAAATGATGGAATTATTACTGTTGATACCTATGCAAAAAATATAGGTAAAGTTGCACCAGTTGCATCCATGATGGGAATTAAATTAGAAGAAGTAAATGCTGTTATTGCACAATCGACAGCCAATGGTGTTAATGCAGAAGTCGCTTTTACAGGATTAAAAACAGCTTTACTAAGATTGGGTGGAGAAGCAGGAGGAAAGAAACTTGAAAAATTAGGGATTGATATTAGTGCTGCAACATTAGCTTCAGAAGGCTTGCTTGCTAATTTACAAAAATTAGAGGGACTTGATGTCAAAGCAATAGAACAAATATTCGGTCAAGAAGCCATACAGGTAATGTCTCCTGTTTTAAATAATTTAGAAAAATTTGAAAAATTATTATTTAATCAAAAAAATGCAGCAGCAGTAGCAGCAAAAGCACATGAAATAGCAAACGATACGATACAAGCAAAATGGACAAGAATTAGCAATATTATGAGCAATATGTTTGCAGATCAGACTGTATTAGGAGCTGCATTAAAAGCAACATTAGACGGATTAGGTAATGCCTTACTTAAAATTATTAATCTATTTGAAAACCTTGCAAAAGGT